GGAACACTAATAAAAATCAAGACTCCAAAGGGTGAGAAAACCTTTGATGTTGTGAAAGTCTTGAAGATTGATTTTGATAATCTGACTGAAGAGTTCGCAAGTCAGGCTGCAGTTTACGCTTACTTTGCTATCTTGGCACCATTTGCAGAATACACAGAAACCATGTTGGACTTGGCAAAGGACCAGGAATATGCTGCTGCCGATGACGGTGCTCGTAAAGAATTGGAATCAAAGAAAGAGAAATATACCGAGGCGGTCATCAAATCCATGGTTCAGTTAGATGAAGAGTATGAAATGGCATATAGGAAACATGCCGACGCTCATTACGATACTGGAATCGTTAAGGCGATTTCCAAGGCATTGGAACAACGTGCCGAAATGCTCATTTCAATGGGTGCGCAAGCACGTCATGAATTTAACATGACTGGCATGAATATCCGCGAGAAATTGGAAGCTGAGACAGAAATGAGCGTAAAGCAAGTAAAAGAAATGCTTAAAAATCGGAAGAAACAAGTTTAGTTAATATAGTCGTAGGCATGGACAAGGGAACTTATTTCCAAGGTCAAAGCCAATCAAACTAACTTAGAAAAGGAAAAGGAAAATGGACAAAGGAAAGGTTGTTAATAAGAAAATGAGTCGTGAGGAACGACTCGCTGCACTCAGGGCAAAGGTTGCGACCATTGACTTGGGTGGTTCAGCTGGGTTCTGGACTGCGAAGGCAGGAAGAAACCAAATCCGCATTTTACCAGAGGTTGGTGAAATGGGATTTTTCTTTCAATCGGTAGGCAAACACTTTATGCCTCCGGACCGTAAGAAAACAATTTACTGTCCCAAATTCACCAGTGATGGCGAATTGGATTGTCCGGTCTGTGATTATGTAGATGAACTCTACAAATCCGGAGACAAGGCAGCAAAAGAACTGGCTGGCGAATTACGGGTCAAGAAATCCTTCTGGATGAATATTATTGACCGAAGCAACGAGAAAGCTGGTCCGCAGATTTACACTCCTGGCGTAACGGTTTTCAGTGCAATCAGTTCTCTCATTGGTGACCCTGACTATGGTGATATATACGATGTAGAAGAAGGGTTGGATATCGTAGTTGAGAAGACTGGCGAAAAGCTCGATACTGAGTATCAGGTTAAAACTCGGAGGCAGTCAACTCCTCTTAGTGAAGACCCTGAACTGGTTGAAAAATGGCTGAAGGACGCAAAAGACATTTCTTATGTCGAAGTCAGCGAAGACCCTGAAGAAGACAGAACACTTGCTGGCAAACATGCGTTGTTTGTTCTTCCATACGACCGTATCAGCAAGGAATTTCTTGACGAAGTAGCTGAAGAAGTTGACGATGAAGTTGAAGAAGACGAGCCTGTTACCAAGAAAGGCAAGTCCGCTCCGACTCCTGTTTCCAAACCCAAAGCGGTAGCTAAAGATGAGGAAGATGATGAGGAGGAAGAGGATTCCCAGGACGATGGCGAAGACGATGTCGAGAAAGAAGTCAGTACTCGACGTGCAGCTCGCCGTTCTTTTCGGCGGTAATAGGTAGTCCCAAGGGAAGAGGAGCTTTCCGAGGTCTCCTTTCACTCCTCTTCCCTTTTATCAAAAGGAACCTTAGGTAACTATGCGAGCCTTACACTTTTCAGATACTCACATTGGTGCTGCTTCCATAGGACCGATAGACCCTGCTACTCAGATAAATGGCAGGGTTTTGGATTTTCTAGAAGCAATGGACTCCATGATTGATTTTGCAATTCAGGAGGATGTAGACATTGCTATATTTGCTGGCGACGCATTTCACAAACCAAATCCAAACCAGTTGTACTTAACAGAATTCTCTAAGAGGATTTCCAAGCTGAAGCAACAATGTCCGGTTGTAATGGTTGTAGGTAACCACGACCTGACCAAAGCTGATGGTATTTCAAGTATAGAAGTTTACAATTCACTGGAAATTCCTGGCATCATTGTTGGAAATGATGTCAGTTTGTTTGATATAGAAACGAAGTCAGGAATCGTTCAGGTGGGAACAATTCCTTACCCAAACAGAAGCATAATCCCTAAGAAGGAATTGAACAGTAAGGCGAATATTTCAGAGCTTATCAGAAAATATACAGCTCTATCAATCAAGCAGTTGAATGAAGAGGTGGATATTTCCAAGCCTGCAATTCTGGCAATCCATTGTGCGGTGGATATTGCAAAGTGGAGTTCTGAACACGAAATGTTTATAGGTAATGAGGCGGTTGTTACCATAAATGATTTGGTGAATGAGGAGAGCAAATGGAACTATGTTGCTTTAGGGCACATCCACAGTTTCCAAAATCTCACAGAAGGAACTGGTCTTATTCCAGTTATATATCCTGGTTCAATCGAAAGAGTAAACCACGGAGAAGAGAAGGAAGACAAAGGATTTGTCATAGTTAACATAGTAAACGGTGAGACCACGACAGAGTTCGTTAGCGTGAATCCCAGACCTTATAAAACAGTAAAGGTTCTATGCACAAAAGAGAATCCAACAGAGAGAGTTATTTCCAAGATTGAGAAGGCAGACCTGACAGATGCGGTCGTAAGGGTTATAGTTGATATCTCTCAGGATATCCTGTCCAGTCTGGATGTAAACTCTGTGCATAATGCTCTGGACAAGTCTGGAATGTACTGCCTGTCTTCTCTTTCAGTGAAACCAATAAGAGAAACAATGACAAGGGATGTTGGAAATCGTGAATTTACAATTGCCAGAACTCCTGTGGAATTACTTACGGATTATTTGGAGTTACATGAAAAGGAAGGTAAAGAGTTAAAGCAATTATTATCTACAGCTGGCAGTATAATGGAAGAGGTGGCGTATGACGAACAAGGATGAGAGCATTTCCAAGATTGTAAAGGAATTGCAGAAGAAGAAATTCAACTTCGATGTTTCGACCCTGAATGATGAAGACAGTCCCTGCGTGGTTGGAGAATGGATGAGCACTGGTTGTGTGGCTCTGGATTCCATCTTAGGAGGCGGTTTACCTGTAGGTAGGATTGTGGAGATTTATGGAGATAATTCAACTGGTAAAAGTTTGATTGCTGCTCAGGTTGCTGCACTCGCTCAGGAAGAAGGCGATATCGCTGTTTATGCCGATACGGAAACAGCTGTGTCGCTGAAGATTATGGAGGCGGTAGGTGTAGACATTTCCAACCTTATTTATTCGGTACCTGATACCATAGAAGAAGTCTTTGAATTCTTTGATGCAACCATTGAAGCTAAGGCGGTTGCTAATCCAGAAAAGAAACTGGTACTCATTTGGGATTCTATTGCTGCTACTTCTGTAAATCAGGAAGTTGCTGCAGTTTATGGTAAGGCAACAATGGGAAGACATGCTCAGATTATGTCTCAGGGTTTAAGGAAAATTATACGGAAGATTTCCAAGGGTAAAGTGTGTGGCTTGTTCCTGAACCAAACCCGAGAGAAGATAGGAATTATGTTCGGAGACAATGTTGCAACCTTTGGTGGTAAGGCGGTTGGGTTCTACGCTTCAATCAGGGTGGAGCTCAAGATTTCCAACAAAATTAAGGTAGGTAAGAAAGTCATAGGAATTATGGCACGAGCTTATGTCACCAAGAATAAGGTTGCCATGCCATTCAAGCGAGCTACGCTTCCGATATTCTTTGGTCATGGAATTGATGATGCACTGGCTTCCTTTTACTTCTTGAAGGATGCCAAACTTTTGGATGGACAAGGTTGGTATACAATTCCTGCCTTGCCAGATATTAAGAAATTTCAGAAGTCGGGATTTGAAACGGTTTACGATAAACATTTCCAAGAAATTGCAGATTTAATCATGAAATCAGAAGTAGAAGATACGGAAATAGAGGAAGACGATGAAGATACCGTTACCAACGAAGAAACCGAGGAGTGAACTTCTCGTTATTATAGACGGCAATAATATGGCTCACAGAGCAAGGCATACCTTTGAACTTTCATACAGAGGCGTAGATGTGAGCGTTACTTATGGCTTTCTCAGGATGGTAGGTTCAATCTTGGAAAAGTTTAAGCCTACGAGCATGATGATAGCATGGGATTATGGAGTCCCTGAGTTTCGCAGGAAAGCGTTACCTGAATACAAAGCCAACAGGCATCAAGACGATGACCCTGATGAGTACGAGGATTTCGTGAGACAGATGCGGGAATTGTCGGATTATATTCTTCCAATGACTGGGATTGTCAGCATCATAAAGAAAGGTTCTGAGGCAGATGACATTATGTATCACGCCTCTAGGATTTCCAAGACTCCAGTCATTATTATCTCCTCAGATAAAGACATGTTTCAGTGTATCAATGAAAATGTTTCAGTATATAATCCTGCAAGGGATACACTTTACACACCAGAACTCATCACAGAACAGTATGGAATTGATGTAAAGGATATTGTTCACTGGCGTGCCATTCAGGGTGACTCATCTGATAACATTCAAGGTGTGACTGGAATTGGTGAGAAGACTGCCACTAAACTTTTCCAAACATTCGGTTCATTGTCGGCAATCGAAAATGCTGTTATGGATAGAAATCCCAAGGGAATTATAAATGGGAGACTCAAGGAATCGTTCTTACTGTTTGGAAGTGACAGGATTGTCAAGAATGTTTATGTGATGGCTCTGTATATGGATAGGACTGGAGTTCGTAGAACCGTCTGTGAGGCGGTCTGTGAATATAAGGCGGTAGATAAGGTGAGGCTTGGCAAATACTTTGTACAGAAGGCATTCACGAGCCTTACAGAGTTACCAGGAGAGCTGGCAAGACTGACTCCACCAATATTGCGGGATGATGTCAGGATACCAGTGGTTTGTGAGAGGAGATTTCCAATATGAACGTAATTGGTGTAGACCCTGGAAAAGCAGGTGGATTTGCATTAATCGATAATGAAGGTAAAGTGATTGCCTATCGTGCCACATTTGTAACAGGTGCTGAACTTGACCTTTCTGGTATTTCTCAATGGATATATGATTGTCGTCGTAGTGTACAAGGACCTTTTATTGCTTATATAGAGAAAGTCAGTGCAATGCCAGGATGGGGTTCGACTTCTTTATTCTCATTTGGGTTTGCCACTGGAGCAGTTCATGGAATACTTGCTGCTATACAAATTCCTAGATATCTTGTAACTCCTCAGGCATGGAAGAAGGTTGTTTTAGCAGGAACTCCTAAAGATAAGGATGCTGCGATTGCCTATTGTCGTAGGGCATTTCCAAACTGTGATTTATTAGCAACTCCTCGCTCAAAGAAACCTCATGATGGAATCGCCGATGCTATTTGCATAGCTCAATATGGTCATTTGAAGCATGAGAAATAAGGATGATATTTGATTCTGCCAAAGTCACGAAACTTGTTCAAGAATGGAAGATTTCCAAGGATAGAGCTACCCTCGAACAAATATTGATTGAGACTCGTCCTCTGGCTTCTTACATAGCTAGTCAGCACAAGGATTTTGAGCAAGAGGATATGGTTCAGGAAGCATTGCTAAAGGTTTGCAGTGCTCTAGAAGTTTATGATTCTAGCATTTCCAACCCTCATACATATTTTGCTACGGTTATTAAGAACGTTTGCTCTTCTTATGTTACAAGAGAGAGCAGACATAATTCCATAGAATTGGAAGACGAAACGAAAGGTATCACATACGAGTATATCGTTAATGATACTTTGGATGATTTGATAGAACGAAACAGGATAAGATTTCCAACAATTCCAGTAGAGATAATTGATAGTATAACAGAGCATATTTATTATGGAATGAGAGATGAGATACCTCAGAATAAAACCTTGAATAACATTGTGAGGGAATGCGTTATTAGCAGGGCAGTTGCTTCAATCGTTTACAACAGCACAATCATCTACCTCAGGAATAAATATTTCCAACCTTCATACAATAGAGGAATTCTGGACTTGGAAGAGGTATCATTATTACCAGATTTGTTAGATATCTTAGGACCTGATACTTTCGAGCAAGTAAGAGTAATATTCAATAAAATTACTTTACGCTTATGAAGTATATTTATTATGAGGAAACTTTATGGCTAACGAACTTCGTGATTTGATTTTAGCAAGGAAAGCCAAAGACGAAAGCAAGGCTGACAAGGAAGAGATTACCAAGGCTACAACAATTGGTCTGGATAATCCTAACGATGCTCAGGTTTTCGGCAGACCAGGATTTATCTGGGTTCGTGAAAACACTCAGCAGGGTGCCGTCTTTCAGGTGTTTAACCAAACGGTAAAGCGGTTAGTGGGTTTGCCTGTGCTGATTGCCAAAGACCGATATGCTCCATTTCGAAGGGTGGTTATAGGAATTGACTGGGATGCGCTTCCAAATACTTCTTACACAGGACAATCATACGGACTGATTTATCATGCGGACTCACACGAGTGGCAGGATACACTTCCTGGTCTTGATGCAATGACGGTTTACCCGAGGGCAATTGCTGCCTTCAGAGTCTTTCCAGACACAGGAATAAAAGTTGGGATTTCCAAGGGTTATTACATACATGATAAAGCACTGTTATATTATGTAGGACAAACTGGCTTCGACCTTTCTGGCAGTATTCCTGCTGCTGGAAATAATGTGGGTGTATTGGTGTATTACGATTTTGGAGATGGAACTGTTCATGAGATAACAGGAGCAGAAATAGCTCAACCTAACGAACCAATATATCCAACCGTACCAGATGATGTATTTCCATTAGCTTACCTAAAACTTTATGACACATTAACTCAGATATCTGAAACAGATATTGTTGTGGATTTACGAACTCAGTTTACATTCACTTCGCAAGGCGGTCACGTAATACAGAAGGATGGAGTCCCAATTGCGGATGAACCAAATCTTAATTTTATTGGTCCTGGTGTTACAGTTGTTGATAATCCTGGAAACAATTCTACGGATGTAACAATAATAGGGGATGTTAATCCCTCTAGAATTTGGATGTTTGTGTAGGAGAATATTATGACTTTTGTTGAAAATAGGAATGCAGGAAGTCTAGCCGATACAACTCCTGTAATTGTAGTAGATTCTCCTATTGCAGGTGTAAGGCGGTTAATTAGGTATATTTCCATTCATAATAAAGATGTATCGCCTGTCTTGCTAACTCTTACTAATGATATCACAGGAGTGCCTTATATTATATACAGAGGCACACTCGCTGTTGGAGATACTTTTGTATTTGGAGATGGGGGAGAAACTATAGTTCTTGATGATATAGACCAAACTGTTTCTGCTGTTTTGGATGGAGCGGTTGCCTCTGAACAGCCTGAATTTGTTGCTACTTATGCAGAGGTGACAACATGAGAGTTATCAATGAAAATGGTGAGATTAAAGTAACTGGTGGAATAGGATTTACTGGTCCGACTGGTCCTGGCGGTGGAGCCTCAGGTCCCAGTGGTCCTACTGGGGCAACTGGTCCTACTGGTCCAAGTGGTGCTGGAGCAACAGGAGCAAGCGGTCCCACTGGTCCTACTGGTCCTGCGGGTGTTGGAAATACTGGTGCTACAGGAGCTGGTGTTACAGGAGCTACTGGTCCCACTGGTGCTACTGGTCCAATAGGTGGGGATGGTGCTACTGGTGCTACTGGTGCTGGTCCAACCGGACCGACAGGAGCAACTGGTCCAAGTGGAGATGCTGGAGCAACTGGGGCAACTGGTGCTACAGGAGCTGGAGAAACAGGAGCAACAGGAGCAACAGGAGCAACTGGTCCAAGTGGTGCTGGGTGGACAGGACCGACTGGTCCTACTGGTCCTGCAGGTGTTGGAAATACTGGTGCTACAGGAGCTGGTGTTACAGGAGCAACTGGTCCCTCAGGTCCCACTGGTCCCTCAGGCAATACTGGTGCGACTGGAGCAGGAGAAACTGGTGCTACTGGTCCAACTGGAGCTACAGGTCCCACAGGTACTACTGGTCCAACTGGTCCAATGGCAGCAGGAGTTATTTATTATTTCCATGGAGAAGCAGATGCTGTAATTCCTGGTTACAATATTTTATCAAGAGTAGTTCCCACTCATGCGGAACAGGAAGTTGCTCAATCTGTTACAGATGCTGCAGATGTTCTTCTCAAGGAATTTGTATCCCCAATTGGTGACCCTTCCCTTTCGGCTCTCCCTGCAGGTATTCGAACATGGCAAATATACGCTAAAATTGATGACCTTAATGCTGAGACGTACATTGTTATGGAGTCATATAAAAGAGATACACTTGGAAATGAGACTCTTTTATATTCTCACGTTTCTGCATCAATTGAGAGTTTAACCTATGTTCTCTTGACAAGTGCTTATACAACTTCGTCTCCAATTGCTATGGACCCAACAGATAGGTTTGTGGCTAAACTATATGCACGAACAATATCAACCCATACAATTTTGGTGACAATTGCTTATGATGATAATGTTCGTGTATCAAGAATTGAATCTCCAATTGTTGTAGGAATTCAGGGTCCTACTGGTCCAACTGGTCCTGCTGGTCCAACCGGACCACAAGGTGCTAGTGCTGGACAACGATTTTGGTTCCATAATGATGCTTCTGATATAGGCGGTTATGAAAACATTCGCAAGATACCTGCCGATTCTGCTGAGGCTGATGAATCAGCGTCCGCTCCAACTCCTGGTACAGAATATCTTATTGACCCATACGCTACAATTCTTACTTCTCCTGGAGTTACGGCAATCCCTGCTGGACTTTGGACATTCGATATGTGGCATTACGTAGACTCAGCCACAGGAGTTTCTCAATTTGTTTATAGAGTATATAAAAGGGCTACTGATACAACGGAAACCGAATTATTCAATGTCACCACTGTAGAAGTTAATGGTACAACCGTTGCCAATATCATTACAGATTACACAATACTGGCTGATATACCCTTACTCATTACAGATAGGATTGTGGTAAAAATATATTTCAAATCCGATTCTGTTGTTGATAGAACAGGGCATTTCGTATATGAAGGTACTTCTCACGCATCATTCTTTGATACAACAATAGCGGTTCAGGGTGCAATAGGAGCCACTGGTCCTCAGGGTCTAACAGGAGCAACTGGTTCTACTGGTCCTGCTGGAGCTACTGGTCCCTCAGGCAATACTGGTCCAACTGGTCCCTCAGGCAATACTGGGGCAACTGGTTCTACTGGTCCTGCTGGAGCTACAGGTGCTGGTGAAACAGGAGCAACTGGTCCGCAAGGAACAACTGGTCCAACCGGACCACAAGGAACAACTGGTCCAACTGGTCCAACTGGTCCAGCAGGAACTGATGGTGCTACAGGAGCTACTGGTCCTGGAGGGACTGGTCCAACCGGACCGACTGGTCCTGCTGGTGCTGGAGAAACTGGTCCTACTGGTCCAAGTGGTCCTGCTGGAGCTGGTACAACTGGACCGACTGGTCCAGCACTATTGGTTCTTCCATGGACAATAGATGGGCAATTAGTAATTGGTGCACAAGTAGGTTCATCTTATGTGATTCCTTCTCCAGGAATTATTTCCAAGATTGCTATGTACTTGGAAGGTTTGGGTAGTAGTGGTACAACCACAATTGATATTCATAAAAATGGCACGACCATATTTACTAACCAAGCCAACAGACCAAGTATTGCTTTCAATGCTGGTGCTGCATTTGTTACTGCTGTACCAGATGTAACAGCGGTTACCACTGATGATATTCTCACGATGGAAATTGATGCAATTGCTGTTGGAGCAAATGGTTTAACGGTTTTAGCTTCTGGAACTGGAGGCGTGACAGAAGGAGCAACTGGTCCAACTGGTCCTGCCAATGGTCCGACTGGAGCAACTGGAGCTACTGGACCAAGTGGGGCAAATGGTTCTAATGGAGCAACCGGACCAAGTGGTCCTGCGGGAACTAATGGAGCTACTGGTCCGACTGGTCCAGCAGGTGCGACTGGTGCTGGTGGAGTTTTGGATGCTGGTATTGGAGTAGATTCCTATTCAGGAACTACCATAACTCTTACCGCTACTGCAACAATACATTTAGGAGATGTAGGTTATATTGCAAGTACAGGAAAGGTTACAGAAGCTGACGCAGATGCAATTGCTTCGAGTAATGCTCTTGTGATGAGTACGGCAACTATTGCTGGGAATGCGTCAGGAGTGTTCTTAGTATTTGGAGTAATTCATCTTCATACTCTGAATCCTGGTTGGACAATAGGCGGTTTGATATACTTATCAGTTACAACTGGTGCTCTTACGCAGGCTGCTCCTTCTGGAGCTAATGATGTAATTCAGATTTTAGGTGTGGCACTTGCTGCCGACGTTATGTTCTTTAATCCTTCACTTGTTCAGGTGGAGCATATATAATGCTTAGTTACTCTAACCAAGCTGCAGAATCTACATTTGGTTACCAAGGTGCTGCAACTACCAATTATGGTACTAATGCTCAATTATCTTTAGGGCAAAGTGCTGTAGGACAAGCAAGACGTTCTTTTGTAAGATTTCCAAGTTTACCAAGTGCGGTAGCAGTTGTTTCAAATCCTGTACTTAGTTTATATTCTGCTGTAGAGGGTTTAGGTGGAAATAGAGATGCTTCCATTTATAGGAGTCTCAGAAATTGGGTACAAAGTCAACTTACATGGAATATATATTCTACTGGAAACAACTGGAATACTGCAGGCTCTGCAGGAATAGGTACTGACTTTGATAATAATATATTATCAACTGTCACTATATCATCTACAATTGCTGCCAATACAAAAGTAGATTTTGCGTTAGACGCAGCATTATTTTTGGAGTACCTTAATAACCAAGCAACCTATCCAGGAGGATTTTTCGTATACATGGCAGAATCTAGTACTAGTTATTGGAATCCTCATTCCAATGATGCAGCTACGGCAGGTTACAGACCACTGTTAGTATTTGATTACTCACTCATAAAAAGTGTATCGGGTGTGACAAATGCCAATATAAAATCTGTGGCTGGTGTTGCTATAGCAAGTATCAAATCTGTGAGTGGATTAAATTAGGAGTTATCATGAAAGATAATGATGTGCAGGTTGGAAAACCTGAAACGGTTTTTAAGGGAACCAAGGCGGTTATTGAAGCTCTGACTGGTGCAGAAGGTCAGATTGCTTATGCTACCGATGTTGATGCTTTTGGTGTTTTCAATGGAACAATTTGGATGTGGCTTGATGATGATGCAGGTTTTAGTATCCTTATTGGAGATGGAGTAAATGTTATTACAACAGGCGTAAAAGGAGCAATAGAGGTTCCCTTTGATTGTTACTTGGAAATGGTAACAATGGTATCAGTTGATAATACAAGCGGTTCAATTATTGTGGATATGTGGAAAGATGTTTATGCTAACTATCCTCCTGTAGACGCTGATTCCATTACATCGTCAACTCCTCCAACTATTACAACTGCAGTAAAATCTCAAGACTCAACTTTAACCACGTGGATTAGGAGTTGGACTAAAGGTGATATTATTCTTTTCAACGTTGACAGTGCTACATCTGTAAAGTTGGTAATGTTGTCATGTCAAGTTAGAAGGACGGCAGTGTAGTGGGAACATTAGATTATAGACCGAGTAGTTCAGATGGTTTGCAGATTGGAATATTAGACACTGTACCTAATACTAGTTTTAGTAATGGTACTATATCTGAAATAGGAGACCAATTAGGAGATGTATATAGATTGTTAATACAATTTTCCAGATTGACAATTGATATACCAAAAAGTGCTACCATAGATGATGCAACTATATATTTAACAATAACTACATCTGGCACTACTACAGCTAGGGATTTGAGAGTATTCAGATTAAAGTTAGGTTGGATATTGGGTGAAGGATGTTGGAATTCTAGGGCAACAGGTGTGCCTTGGAATACAGCTGGTGCCTTTGGAGCTGCAGATTGCGAACAATCTGATATTGGAGCAGTAGGTGTACCAGCTACTGTGACTGCAGGAGATATTATATCAATTGGTTTAACACCTTCAGAGATAGAAGAAATTACCAGTGGTATTTGGACAGATAATGGATTTTTAATTAAATTTGATACAGAAAGTGGTGATTTACGATTGTTTGGTGGTTGTAGTAATGCCACTGTTGGAAATAGACCAAGGCTCGTTGTAAACTTTACATATAATGGCAGGACTTTCCAATCAACTTTCTTTGGTTAACAAGTTTAGTTAGTCATGGATGCTAATTACTTTAATAAACTTACAGAAGAAGAGACTCCATTTGCCAACAGACTAGCGGTTATTATCAAAGAGTTATTCAATCCGCAGTCTGTTGTTGATGTGGGGTGCGCAACAGGCTTATACCTAAAACCTTTCTTTGATGATGGAAAGAAAGCGGTAGGGTATGAGATAAACAATGAAGCCTTCAAACTCAGGGTTGTTCCAACTATATTGTTAGCAGATATTACCAAACCAATAAAAGTTAGCAAGATATATAAATTTGATGTTGCTCTTTGCTTGGAAGTGGCTGAACATATTGAAGCGAAGAAGGCAAAAACACTTATTTCCAACCTGTGTAAACTTTCGGACACAATCATATTTACTGCTGCTCCTCCTGGTCAGGGTGGAGAAGGTCACATAAATTGCCAGAATCAGGATTACTGGATTGAACTGTTCAAAGCAAAGGGTTACAGCATGAACAGGGAATACAGTGGAATCCTGAGAAAAGAAGCAATGAAGGGTTACCACATGGGGTGGTTTATCAACAATGTAATGGTTTTCAGGAAGGATGAAGCTCTGATGAGATTGAACTTTATATGGAGCGGTGGTCAGTTTATATACGGTTATTATTTGTCAATTCTGACAGCGATGAAAACCCAGAAATACAGCGAGGCAATTCTGTGGGCAGTCGGAGCAGAGAATTACGTTCCCAACAAATATATCCAACTTCTTCAGGCGAAAGGTCTGAAGTTTGTTCCTACATGGAAAGAGAAACAATTCCCTGCTGCAGAAATGTTTGAAAACAAACTAAAGTACGCAGTCGTAAAAGATTACTGGTTGTGGTATTTGGGTTATAATCATGGCGGTATCTTTATGGATTTGGACACGATTTCATTGCGTGACATTTCCAACCTCATAGGAGATAAAGAAATAGCAGTCCCTCTGGATATAGAGCGTGAAGAGGATTGTGAACATCCCTTTAATAATGCCATAGTGATTATCAAAAAGAATTCTCACATTGCTCTAGCATTGTCCGTAGAATCTGAGAGCAGGTTAATGAATAGCACTATGAGTTGGGGAGATACAGGACCAGCGTTGCTTACCAATATTATCAAAAAGAATAGGAAGGAAGTAGAGATTATTCCTTTTAGGCAGGTAGGCGGTTACAGTGGTCATGAATGCATGGAGCTTTACCAGCGTAATGGAATGCTGATTCAACAGGCTTCTGTAATTCATTGCTTCTCAGTTGCCTCAGGGTTTAACTTCGACCTGATTACACCAGAGTACATAAGGAATGTTGTTTGTCCTTATACTACCTATGTGAAATCAGTTCTCACACACGAAGAGTGGGATACGGACGAAAACCCTGAGCCTAAGAAGTTCTTTTTGGAAATCGGTTGTAACACTTGGGACACGCTGGATTATCTGGTTGATGACGGTGGCTGGGAAGGCATGATGATAGAGGCGGTTCCTGAGTATTTTGACAGACTACCTAAGAAAGAAGGAATCACATATCTGAATTACGCAATCACAAATGACAAATACGTAGATAGGAAATTAATAATTTATTATATACCTAAAGATACAATAATTAGGAAGGGTTTGCCTCAATGGATGGAAGGAATTGGTTCATTGGATTATCAACATTTGAAGGATGAAGGTGCTGATGTAGTGGATATTGTTGGTAAAGAAATCAATCCAATGTCTGTGAGAACTCTCCTAAATATGTACAGTATCAATAAGATTGACTACTTGAAGATTGATGCCGAGGGTTGGGATTGCAGAATCTTAGAAGAGTTTGACTTGAGCAAGATTTCCAAGATTAAATTCGAACGCAAGCACGCAAAGGAAGATGAACTCAACCACATTATTGACAAGCTCAGGAAACAAAGGTTTTCAATTATATACGACGGAGATAACATAATTGCCGAATATAGACCCGATGTAACAGTGTCAGCTCCAGATATTTCCAACAATACTTGGAATGATTGGAAAACAGGAACACAATGGGAGAGAGGTGGCAAATTGAGATTCCATTTATTGGGTTTAGCTCATGTCCCAACATCCAAGCTAATCTATTCTTGTGCCTATACACAGAAGGTAGTTAACTTATGTAAAATGTTAATGGATTTGGGACATGAGGTATACCTATATTGTGGGGAAGGTTCGGATATCCAAGCTACGGAAAGAATAACCGTAGTGACCGATGAACAGCGTAAGGCGGTTTACGGTGACTATGATTATGGTACAACTTTCTTTAAGCATGACCCGAAAGATGCAGTTCACCAGACATTTAATGCGAATGCAATATTGGAAATAAACAAGAGGAAACAAGAGAAGGATATTCTCTTAGTTCCTATGGGCAACTATCACCAGCCGATATCGGAAGGCACTGGTCTTATGACAGTAGAGTCGGGAATAGGCTATACTGGGGTATTTGCCAAGAACAGGATTTTCGAATCTTATGCTTGGATGCATTATGTTTATGGTTTGCTCAGGCAGGATGACGGTTATTGGTATGATGCTGTAATTCCCAACAGCTATGACCCTGAGGACTTTCCGTTCAATCCTGATATAAAGCGTTCAGATTACTTTGTTTTTATAGGAAGACTTATCCAAAGGAAAGGGTTGCAAGTAGCAATCGAAGCAACTGAACGGATAGGAAGTAAACTGATTGTGGCAGGGCAGGGCAATCTGAAGGATGTAGAGGGCAGAGACTTTTCCAACTATAAACATGTCACGCACGTCGGTTCTGTGACTCCAGGAGGACGTGCAAAGCTGATTGGAGAAGCACGTGGGGTTTTCGTTCCTACTTACTATATTGGACCGTTCGAAGGCGTTGCAGTAGAATCCCAGCTCCTAGGGACTCCAGTAATCACTACGGATTGGGGTGTTTTCAGCGAAACGGTTTTACATGGTAAGACTGGCTACCGTTGCCGAACGATGGAAGAATTTGTGTGGGCAGGGAAGAACATTTCCAACATCAATCCTCAGGATTGCAGAGACTTTGCTATGAGTAATTACTCTATTGACAGAGTAAAGTACATGTACGAAACTTATTTCCAAAGGGTATATGAATTATGGAAAGATGGATGGTATGCTAAGAATCCTAATCGTACTGAACTGGACTGGTTAAATAGAACTTACTTATGACAGCTGTTTTAGGACTGAATTTACTACTTGATGACATTGCCATGAAGGCAATGTATGGAGACAATTCTCCACGACCTGAAGACCGTGACAATATCCCTTCAACGATTCCAATATTTGTAGGAAACAATCCTAAAGACAACTTAACATTATCCGAAGACTGGGTGAACTATGTTAAACGGATTAACAGTTTTCCAAACTTAGAAGGTTACTATTTTCAATTCACGAAAGAAGGATTTTTCCAAGATGCGGTTGGGTGGCATAATGTCGGTGGTGGTTATGTCGTCGAGCAAGTTACCTTCTCAGGTAATATCGTAGAGGTTTACAGGATAGAAGGTAATAGAGCGTTCATCAGATGCTGTTACAACAACGAAGCACCACCCACACAACTGGTCAGGTGCATGCCTGATAAATTACATCCGTTAATTCAACTTCTTACAACTCAGCATTGGAACAAGTTGGATATAACTACCGATGGTCATTATCCGCAAACCCTCATTATGGCAAAAGACAGGAGTCAGGAATTGTGGATTGATGCAAGGAATATGATAAAGTATGAGGAGCCTAAAATGTCTAATACATTACCTGCTGTAGGAAAGGGTTGTTATATTTGGAGACCACAGAACATTTTCAATGGTGATATTTCCAAGATTGTACAGATGATGGTTGATGCGCATGTCAATCATGTCTGTATAAAAGTGTCTGATGGCTGGTACACTTACCCAAATATGAGTGAACTGGCAAGCAGACTTCGTGCTGCAGGAATCATAGTGGGTGCATGGGGTTATGTGTACCTAAAATGGATTCCCACGACAGAAGCGGATGCAATTGTTTTAGGAGCAAAGCAACTTGATGCTGCATATTTGCTCCATGATATCGAGGATGCTGCAGCATTTTTCCAATGGACAAACGGTTCAAAGTATATGAACAGAGTAAAAGCATTATTACCAAGAATGCCGATGGCTATGAACTCATATTGGAAAATAAGTGGTCACCCTGAAATTCCATGGAGTTCAATACGCAATCAATGTGATTTTGATGCTCCTCAGATTTATTCCAGAGGTACAGACCCTGTTCAGAAGTATAATGCCAGTAAGTTGGAATATGCTAATAAGAAGCCAAGATTACCTTTTGCTTTACCAGCAGGAGACATGTATTTCGAAGGTGGAATCAAGCCTCGTCCTGGTGATATTACCAAGTTTATGCAACGAGCGAAGTTAGACCCTGAGGCGAAAGGTGTCGTTATGTGGGCAGCAGACCAAAGAGAAACGACTCCAGAACTTTGGGCAGAATTTGCTGCCTTCCATTGGGACCTCGGAACGGTTGACCCTATTCCTCCAGTTACACCTCCAGTTTATGAACCTTTGTATGCTGCAGTTGTGATTGCCGATTTCCTTTATATTCGCAATCGTCCGGATGCCTCTGGTGGTACTCAGGGATATTATAAGAAAGGAGACCGAGTTACTGTCTATGGAATAACAGGTTCTTGGTCTTGTGTTGATGCTGAAAAGGATTTGTGGTGTGGGAGCAGATGGTTAAAAAGATTGTAGGAGACCCGACATGAAAAGACTATTTATATTACTCGCTTTGATTCTTTGTAGCTGTACTTTGACACCCTCGGAAAAGACAGCTATTCCAGCAATGTTAACAGCATTGCCAGATTTACTCACACAAATTTATGCAGGAGAACCCACATCAACCTCTACTCCTACAAGAATAATTACCAATACTTTTACCAAGACATCCACGTCAACGGTTACTCTTACCAAGACTCCAACTTTTACCAAGACCCTGACTCCAACTTTTACCAAGACCCTAACTCCAACAAAAACAAATACATTAGCAGTAATAGGCAATATTTATGTTGACGGGACAAACGGTAATGATGCTAATTCTGGTAGCGAAGCAAATCCTTACAAGACTATTCAGAAGGCTGTATCATTATCAAAAGCAGGATACACAATTTATGTGAAGGCAGGAACTTACAACGAAAGTGTAGCGTTGTCTGTGTCAGGTGCTTCTGGTAGTCCCATCACACTTACAAGATTTGGTACTGATGCAGTGACTTTGAACGGTGGGACATCCATCGCATTATTTACTAGGTCAGGAATATCATATTGGATAATTGATGGTCTGACAATCAGGTCAACTAACCGATATACCACAAGATTCGGATGGTGGGGAGAGACTGCAACTTCGAATATTATTGTTCGAAATAACAACCTCATTGGTGCTAATTTTATGATTAGCTCATATTCTACTTTCGATAATAATGATGTTTCGGGAATAGGATACACAGCGACTTTAGGTGATGCTGGAATTGCGGACGCAAGTACTTCCCATCATAACATTATTTCCAACAATAAGATACACGACTTCACATCAACTGATTCGAGAGGTATTTGGACACAAGGCAAGACACATGACAGCATTTACGAAAACAACACGGTCACGAACATCAAGGCGGTTTCAGGTATAGGGCAATGTATCGACCTTGATGGTGCTTCAAATGTAGAGTGGAGGCACATCGTTAGAGGAAATAAAATAGATGGCTGTAATTATGTCGGTATCCAGTTGGAAAACGTATTTGCATCAACCATCGAAAACAATATTATCAACAATTCAGGAAGTGCAGGGATAATCGTTATCTCGTATGATGCTGGCGTAAAATGTCTGCAAGGTGGCGAGACAGGGCAATACGGAGACCAGAATGGTGACAACGATTGTCAGGGTGATATTACCAATAATTATATACAGAATAATACCATAAAGACAGATACTTACTGGGGATGGGGTTATGGGGGAATTATGGATTGGTATGCAGGAGGACTGTATGCCATCGGTAATACAATCACATCCGCAAATGGTTATGGAAATGGCAGTATCAATTTCCAAGGTACGGTTGCTCAGGTTCAGGGTGGTGTACTTCTGAATAATATCATAACCACAAAAGGAGTTGGGATTTGCTCCCAATATGCCAATACATTCCAACAGGAGAGTGGAAATGTTTTCAATGGAACTACGCATCCAAGAGCTACAGGTGCAAGCTGTGACAATTATTATTAGGACAAAGAAATGACACCAGAAATAGTAGATACTTGGGCACACCTTATAGAGCAACACGGTCTATCTCTCGTTCTTCTTTTGCTTCTCCTCTTTTTATTCTTCATTCCATGGGTTAAAAAGATGATGGCAAAAACAGACATGCAAGATAAATCTTCTGATAATGACCATCTTATAGAAGTTATGCACGCAGAAACAGAAATAGGAGAATTACTTGGAAAGATGTGTGCAGAATATAAGGCTTCGTGGGTAATGGTATGGCAATTTCACAATAATACAGCGTCTTTGGGAGGCGTTCCTTTTTACAAAATGTCTATAACAAATGAATTCGCATCTGTCGAGGTTCAGCGAAAAGCAGACCGTTACCAGAATATACCTATAAGTTTCTTCTCTGATGTCCTGGATGACATAGCAGAAAATGGGTCAATATTTATAGGAATGGATAGTCCGCATACAGCTATTACAAGTTCCTATAAATCAGAAGGAATTCAAAATGGGTATATGTTAAGATTAAATAATTCCCAAGGTAAATTTATAGGAATGCTATCAATGACCTTTACAAAATTGCATGAAGTTACATCCAATGAAGTTAAAACCTTTGCGGAATACGGAGACAGAATAAGTATGATATTAAATACTTTATCTGCCTCTTATGAATCCAGTCATCATCGAAGGACAAATGATAGATAAAGGAGGTTATGATGCCACTAAAGAAAGGCAGTAGCAGTAAGGTTATCAGTTCCAATATATCCGAATTGGTTCATTCTGGCAGACCAAAAGACCAAGCGGTTGCCATAGCAATGGACAAGGCTGGGAAGGGAAGGAAAAGCAAAAAGAAACGTAAGTAAACAAGTTTAGTTAAATGTATTATCAACAGTATATAGGAAAGGAAGGTTTTTATGAGCGAACTTGAGATTTTGTTAGCATCGCTATTGGGATTTGGTGCGTTCGTTTCAGTACTTGTTAGTATCCTGAAATATACGGGTATTATCAAGGATGGCACCTCTGATAAATGGGTTGCAGGATTCAACCTTGTGGGATATCTTGCCATTTTCGTTGTCACGAAATGGTTCCCGCAAGTAAATATTCCAATGATTGACGCAGAACTTGGTGCGATTGCCGTAGTTCTGAATGTCGTATTAGGATATATTACTACTATACTTGGGAGTAAGCTGACTTACCTAGCGACGAAGAACTTACCAATCATTGGCAAGTCCTTGACTGGTTAATATGAAATAATCCGGTGAAGTGAAGTCTGCCTCCTTTCTACGCATGGGAGGCAGACTTTTCCAAAAGGAATGAACTATGTCATTAAAGAAGGAAGATGTAATTATCACGAAGGAAATAGAAGGTACAGAAGGCGGTACTACCTACTATATTATCAAGAAGAATGACCCTGACCAAAAGGAAAGAAAGGTTTGCTTCAGGCTACTACATGACCCTGAGAAGGTCGGAGAGCGTTGTGGTAAGTCGGCAGGATATGAAACTAGCCATCTTGGCACAGGAGCCTGCAGACTTCATGGTGGTAATTTGGCATTAGCTGTAAAGACAGGCAGTAAGGCTTACATTACCAAATCCCGATTATCTGAGAAAATAAACGGTTATCTGAATGAAGATGCCGAGAAGCAGTATGACTTAACTAAAGAACTTGCAGCGATGCGGTCAACCTTGGATGAATTCTTGGAAAACATGGCTGACCCGAATGCCACGACTGATGCAGAAAAGATTAAATACGGAAACGATATCATCAGGCTGAGCATGTTAGTTACAACAATAGGAACTTTGGTTGAAAAGATTTCCAAGATTAACTCACGAAATACTCTGACTGCTGCTCAGGCTCTGTACATAAAGGCAATCGTTGCCGATATTCTTATTAAATATCTGAAAGACCCTGACGATAGAGAAAGAGCGGTCAGGGAACTTACATCACGATTTGGTGGTGGTGAATCCATTCCTGGAATAGGACTGGTAAATAAATATGAAGTGCTAGAGTCGGAGGAGGCATAAGGTGGCATGTGAAATGAAGTTGTATAAAACTGTACAGGATTTTAGGGCAGAGGCTTACCAGCTCACAGAAGATACTTATTTCCAAAACAGACTGGCACGTAAAGGTGACTGGATTGTCACTGTACGAGGACAAGAATTCCTAATCCCAGAAGAATTATTTCCAATGCTGTTTGAACGAAAGTATGCTTCATTAGAAGAAGCATGTTGTGAGAATGGAGTACAGAACAATGCCTGAGGGAATTTCGGTTAGTTTACGGAAAGAAATGCTCATAACGCAATATATGAATCCTGTATTTATTGAGACAGGAACATTTGATGGTGGTGGTGTGATTGTCGCTCTGGAGGCAGGATTCCCTTATGTTTGTAGTGTGGAAATAGACAAGGGTTTTTATCAAAGGGCAATTGAAGTAATTACAGAACATTTTCCTTTGGGTGAAGAAGCTGTTACCATAGATGATGAAGATGGTTTTATAACTATGCTATTCCTAAAGTCTGGACAAACGGTTGAATTGTTTTTAGGAGAATCCACAAAATTCCTTGCGTTAGTGACAGAAACACAAGAACAACCTTATACCTTCTGGCTTGATGCTCACTACGGAAACACTCCAACCGTAGGAAAAGAATTGGTTCCACTGCTCACAGAACTGGATATTATTTCCAAGAATTGTGTAATTGGTAGCAAATTCCTCGTTGATGACAGGCGGTTGATGGGAACTGACGGACCATGGAAGACTGTAACTGAGGAAGTTATTCTGAAGAAATTATTGGAAATAAATCCGAAATTTGTTACAGAGTATATTGATACTGTTCATGCAGAACGAGACATAATAGGAGCTTACGAACCGTAAGTATATTTATTTATGAAGAAAATCCTCGTTGTGTACAAGGGTGGTCCTGGTTCGGGAATGCATAGAGAGGAAGGGCATCGTGGCATTCCTGGACAACAAGGCGGTTCATTACCCAGAAACGCAGGTGCAAAGGCGGTTATTTCCAAACTACAGCTAAGAGAAGGTTGGGAAGGTATTAGGAAGAAACTCACCATAAAATTGGCACACATAAAACCCTACTTTCGTCCAGGAATAGGGATGGATACGGCACATTTCCAAGCGTGGATAGATTACACTAAAAACACAACAGAATTATTGAACAATTTATCACAAGATGAACTATACGATGTTATAACACATTTTAACTCTCCAGAAGGCAAATTAGAAATTGATACAGAATATGAAGCTCGTAAGGCATATTATAAGTGGCAAATCAAAATCACTAACGATACTGGTATTCCTTTGATAAGCGAACCATTTGAAATGGAGCTTGCTATTTGCAGAATGGATTTGGAGCATTCCCAAAAGTTATTAGATGCTACAATGAATACTCTAGAAACTATTGATAAAAGAGCGTTTGCTTCATACGATTTTAATAAAATGATTAATGATTACAGAGTTGCAGGTGCGAACTTTATGGCTGGCGGTGATTTATGGAGCAAGGATTATGCTATATGGAGAACTGCTCATCCACAATTCCCACAACCTGGAGAGTCTGAAAATGCAGCAACAAAAGAACTAAGAGATTTACGAGAGATAAAGAATAACGCTGCAGATTTAATAGAGCATTTATATCAATATGGTCCTACCAATGAATTTAGGCATACAGCACAATCACGCTTAGATGAATTATCAATAAAAATTAAGGGTATGCCGAATGAGGCGTACGATGCTACTACTAAAGTTAGCTACCATTTATCAAACAGTAAGTATAGAACTAACGCAATTATTTCAACAGGTGATTACCTTATTGATAAAACAGGCATAATAGAATCATGGACTATGGACAGCACTGCTACCGGAAATCCGTGGGTGCATATGCTTGCGCTAAAAGCGTTTGGAAATATTGATTCTCAGGAATGTTATTGGACTGCTTATTGGCAAGGTATGATTTACCGAGACCCTGACCCTGTGCTAGTAAAGACCCTAAAAAGCATTTATCAAGAAACACAGGATTATTACAAATCACCCGAACACAGAGCACCTAAAACATTCTACAGAGCGGTTGCAACAAAGGTTACGGTTCAATCTCCATTGTCAGCTACTTCTTCAGGCACAGGCTCCATAAAGCATTTTGGTGAGAATACAATGACTTATAAGGGTATTCCTGTAGAAAGTATATTGATGTCATACAAATCTATGGAGGGAATATGGACTCCAGAGAAAGAAATAAAAGGTAAGAAGGAATATGTGTTATTAGCAGACTTCCTGGTACCAGGAGGTACAAAATGAGGAAAGTAGTAAGAGGAACAGCAGAAGGCAATTTGGTAGTGGAGTACGTACCAGAAAATGCTGCCGATATGGCAAGATTACCAACAATGGTAATGGAAGGTGAAATACCTTTACAGGATACAGAATCGTTGACCAAAGAACCTGTACAAAAGGAGATTTCCAACAATCCAGTATTTGTATTAAATACTGAAGAGAACGACGACTGGATTAGGCAACTTCCTGGTTACAAGAACGAAGTGCAAATAATTGATGAGGCACAGCGTGAACACGATAAGAATCATAAGATATAAGGGTGGAAAGGGAAGCGGTTTTACTACTGAGGCTGGGCATAAAGGTATACCTAAGCATCAAGGTGGTAGCATTTCCAACTTTAATAAGTGGTTCGGTAACTCCAAGATGGTGCTTACCGATGGCAGTCCTGCTATTTATTACCATGGTACGTTTGGTGACTTTACAGAGTTCGACATTTCCAAAACAGGTTTGCGTGATGAGGGTGTTTATGGCAAAGGGTTTTACTTTGCTCAGAATCCTGAACACGCCTCATCTTATGTAGAAGGTTCTCCGAATGCAAATGTGAGACCAGTTTACCTGAAGATAGAAAATCCTTACAATATGCAAGAAGACCCTCTGAAAGTTGGGAACAAAGAACCTGAAGAGATTTCCAACATATTAAAAGAAAACGGTTATGATGGTGTCATAGCATACAAGAAACAAGTAAAGTTTATAGAAGACGAGAAGCTGTTGGATTACGCTTCTGATTTATGGGAGAGCAACGGTTTTGACAGTAAACAGGATTTCCAACAATATCTTAGCAAATCAGGTGTTGATACTCATGTATTTAACAGTCTGATGAAGGGTTACGAAGGCGATACAACCAAAGGTGTCCGTACGGAAAGCGTAGCAGGTGAGGTAGTTGCCTTCTATCCAACTCAGGTAAAATCAGTATTTAACACTAAATTCAACCCTAAAAGTCTTCACATGTCAAAGGAGATTTCCAACATTGTGGAGAAGGGTGGAGCTGGCTCAGGGTTTAAGGGACATAAAGGTAGAATAGGCATACAAGGCGGTTCAGCTCCCGATAACATTTCCAACAATTTCACTCCTGGTACTCCTGCCTCTACAAGTAGTGACCTCTTAATTAACAAAATAAACAGAGTAGTAAATGAGGAATTACTCGGTGCTCCAGTTGCAGGAAGGTACGAAGGTGGTAAGACCCATAAGATAAGTAAGGATTTGGGTGGCTTAAACGATGACGACCGTATGGCAATAAAGGATACTTTAGTAAAAGATATTTCCAATATTCTTATGACAAAAGGTATTTATACTAACAGTGAACAGGCTTATGCCGATGTAAACCAAATGATTAGAAACTGGGCAAGCAGTGCCAATGATAATGATATACGTTCATTGTCTGCTCAATATGCTGCCTCTTTGGAGTTTGGATTACCAATGTCTGAGTGGCAAAAAGAACAATTTGCTAAGTTAGGTACAATGAGTGAAATTATTAAAACGTTGAATATGAGAAGTGATTTTGCCGATGAGATTGTTGCTTCCATAAACGAAGCATTTCCAACCAGACAAGTAGGTATGAGTGCGGATGAGTATAGGTCCAAGTGGGTTGATTTTAATGAATACTTGGATGGCTACATAAAAGATTATTCGAAATCACATAATTTATTGCCTGTTCAAATTAGTTATTTTGAAAGAATAGCAAACGGTATAAAAGAAGAAATGTTAGGAAAGGATTTGTATTATTATAGACAATCAGCCTTATCGCAATATACTTTAGGGATTTCCAAACAGAGAGCAATCCTAAGAGCAATGTACGAAAATACTCAAGAAGCGTTTTCCAAGGTTGGTATGAAACCTGATGATACAGTCATACTTTACAGAGGATTCAATTCCCAAGACATAAAAGGACTTGAGAACACAAGGATGGGTGACGAGATAGGTTTTGTTGGAAATGTGATGGAATCATGGACTACCGATTTCGAGGTAGCAATGATGTTTGCCAGTAGTAGAGGAGAAACAGCTCACACACATGATTACGTACTCGGACAAACGGTTCCCGTAAGAAATATTATTGGTACGGCAAGAACAGGTTACGGTTGTATCCATGAATATGAATTGGTTCCGTTTGGAAATATCCCAGGAACCAAAGTGAGAATCATGTCTCACGTAAGGACGTAGGAGGCGGTTATGGTAACAGTAAGGTTTAAGGACGGTAAGGAAGCGTCAATAGATTATTTTAAGTGGACGAGCGAAGACAAGGATTTGGAAATCATGCTGAATGCTATAAGAAATCCTATGTACAACTCTCCTGCTTATAACGACCCTGATTTCGAAGTTGCTACGGATGTAATAAAAGCGTTAGGAGGCGATATCATCCATCACGACGCACCCGAGCCAACAGTTCCTGGTAGGATATACCACCAATGAAACGGTTAGTTATTTCCAAGAAGGTAATGATTTTAACGCTCAAGGAAGGAACAGCGAGAAGTGGTTTTACTTCGGAAGCTGGTCACAGAGGTATACCAAAACGTCGAGGAGGCTCTCTGCCGAGAGGTGTGAACCCAGCCGATGTAATTCAACCCACCCACTACTTATTGGGGCTTGGCAAGGCTCGTAGAGCGAGGGCAGCAGCAATGAAGGCAGCAAAGCTCGCAGGGCAGTCCCGAGAGGACGCAAACAAGAATGCCGATATAATTTATGAAATGGAAATGGCTAAACAGAATCCTGGTACATATTTCCAAGGCATAGGAGACATTTACGATTACATAGAATACATTAAAAAGAATCCTGCGCCAGTAATAACCGTCAATGACCCGAATGCAATAATGGCTATTGCTCATTCAATTACGGGCAAGTATCCAACAACTGAGGCAGAAAGAAAGTTGGAAATAAATAGGGTGACTTCTGCGATTATGCTTCTGCAAATGAAGAAGATGACAGACAGGAAAGCAGAAATAGAGGCAAACAGAGAAAACCTAAAGCAAGAAGCAGACGTAGCACTGGAACAATTCATAAGCAGGTGGGATAAAATACCAGAACTGGAAGATTTGAAAGTTGCGGAAGCTAAATTTCGTGACTTAAAGGACATTTCCAAGAAATTATTTGACCAGCATTTCCAATATTCTAAGAAAGCAGGTACAGTACTAGCTGAAATTTCCAAGCTAGAGAAATTTCTGTTGCCTGGAGATGTTGAAGCACACAAACAATTAGATATATTACGTCCCGAATATCAACGGTTAGTTGCACTAAGAGATGAAAGATACGATGAATATAAGAAAGCTAATGCTGCTGCATTTGCGTATGAACAGAATGAGGTAAATTATCAAAAGAGAGAAATAAGGAACGCCAGAGGCGAATTAGTAATAGATATATTCGGACACGATAAAGCAGACCAATCTAGCTTTAAGATATTAACCGACAACATTTCCAAAAAGCATCCACTAAACGGTAACATAAGGGAAGCTATGGATTTCTTTCAAGCAGTGATTTCCAAGAAAGCAGTTGCAGAAGTTGTTCCAATAATTGCTTTTCGAGGCGTGAAGGATAGGCGGTCATACTTTGCGGACATGTCAAGATTGTGGAAAGGTGAACAATCACCTGGAATCGTTAACCTAAGCAACAGTGTGCGAGCACCTGCAGAAGCAGGGTCTATCATCCATGAATTAGGACATTGGTTTGAACATGATGCTCAATCAATTCACGATGAAACGGTTGCCTTCTTAGTAGGAAGGGTAAAAGACAATCCAATATTCACAAGCGGTAATCATCATGGAAGCAATGAATATTTCCAAAAGGGTGGTTTTGATGAATACTATACTGGCAAAGTTTATACCACGTTGCCTACTCGTATTTATAGTGGCAGAACAGCAAAAGAAGTAAGAGAGAATTATGAGAAAACAATAAAAGACCCGACTTTACGAAGCTCAACAGAGGTAATTTCAACAGGACTCGAGCAGTTATATTTGCACCCACACGAGATGGCACTAAAAGACCCTGATTTCTTCAAGTTTATGTACAGGATATTACATACATGATATTATCAATATTATGTGAGCAAGCAAGTTTAGTTATGTAAGGAGACTAAACTAAACATAATGGAAATAATCGGATTACTTGTTATGGTTGTTAGTGGATTTTTGACCGCAAGTGTGTGGTCACGTAAAGGTGGTTCAGCATTTACAGGCTTTGTATTAGGAATATTGCTTGGACCCATAGGACTCATTATCGCATTGGTAGGAGGAGACCAGCGAGCAAAGTGTCCTTATTGTTCTGAACGCATACAGGCAGATGCAATTATCTGTCCTCATTGTAGAACGACTTTGAAAAGTGTAGAAACCTTGAAATTTAGGTGTCCTAAATGCAAGGGTACTGTAAATAAGAACGCACCAAGTTGTGTACATTGTGGTGTAAAGTTTGGGCACGCATAAGGATTATCAATATGGCAGAGCAAGTTTGTGAGAATTGCAATAACTGGCAAGCACCCGAAAAGACTCATGACGGTCCGTACGTAGTTATGGGTGTTTGCCTTCTTAGTTTATATAAGATGAATACATTTCCAACATTCTCATGTTTGTTATACGAACCTAAACCGAAACCTATGGAATACGTAATATTTTCTGGAGAGGACGAACACTAATGAAATTTATGGATGACTATGGTTTTCTCAGTAATTTCCATAATGCTCCTATGCGAATAGGGCATATAACATTTCCAACAGTAGAGCATTATTATCAATCATGTAAGGCGGTCATAAAGTCGGACAGGGATAAGATTATCAAGGCAGCATCACCAGGAAAAGCAAGGCGGTTAGGGCAGACCATTACCATAAGAAAAGACTGGGACACGAACTTAAAACTAAACATAATGCGGAAAGGTGTTGAAGAAAAGTTCAGACAGCATCCTGTGTTAATAGAGAAATTATTATCAATCCCCGATGATGTAGAAATAGTAGAAGGCAACGGTTGGCACGATACGTTCTGGGGAGAATGTTATTGTGGTAAGTGTATGAAGGGTGAGAATCACCTTGGTAAAATCCTTATGGACATAAGAGCACGCAATAGGCAAGCTATGGAATTCAATGCCGATATGCGTGGTGAAATAAAGAAAATGCGAAGGGAATTATCAATATGAGTAAATGTTTTTATTGTGACACACCACTAGTAAACAACACAAAGCATTCAATAGAATCGTGTGTAATTCATTTGAACAGAAGGATTATCAAACTAGAGAAACAGAATGAGCTTCTTATTAAAGCTCTGGAAATAGCAGGGATTATCAAAGTAGTAAGGGATGATACTCTGTTAGCTACAAGTGCAATCTCTACTCCCCTAACTAAATTATTTGATGGAAACTATGAAGAGCCTACAACTGCATCAAGAGAACAACAGAAGGGTTACGAAGGCAATAGCAAGCCTTACAAATAGGAGATTTCCAATAATGAGTAAACATAAGAAACCATTTATGATAATAGACGAGGCAACAGAGATTCCTCTGGAAGCTATCGATAGAATAAGTGTTTTCTTGAAGTATAGAAACGATTTTATAACACATAATTTCGGAGTACCAGAAGAGATTATCAATAACCATGAATATAAGACAAGAATCGAAGGGCATTTTATCAATGATAAGGATGCAACTATGATAACAAT